TGAACAGATCGGTGACATTAGGAAGCTCGCCTCTGAAGGCTTTACAAGACGCGAGACAGCCGACAAACTTGGAATTAGCTATGATGCGCTTCAGGGAAAAGCAAGAAGGCTTGGGATCGAGTTCCAGAAGCCACTGAAAAATGAATACGATTCAGACGGTACACAGTCAAGTGAAACCATTCTAAAGGTTGTCAGGGGCCACAAAATGACTCCTAGAGAGGTTTTGGAAGCCCACGGTTACGATTACACCAAGTGGGAGCTTGTACGTGCCACAAGCAACTTCTGGAAGCAAACGCCTGAAGCAACGTTGTATCAAAGCAAGATACAAATCAGGCCACTAGTCGAAGCAGAACAATATGAATCATTGATGAATGACATCATCACACACAAGGAGCCGTATCAAGCTAAGGCTCCTATTTTTGTGGAATCAGATCGCTATCTTGTCATTCCTGCTTTTGACACACATTTCAACGGTCACACGTTTGATGTCTATGCTGAATCTCTTAAACGGCAACTAGAGATCATTCAACGCGGCCACTACGCAAAGATATTGCTCATTCTGGGCGGTGATCTGGCTCATGTGGATAATATCAACTCAACCACAGCAAAGGGCACACAGCTCGAAACAACTGACCTAGGCGAGACTGTGAACGAAATGGAACAATACTTCGAGACGTTGATTGAAGCAATTATCAAGAACGCCAATGAGTGTGAGGTCATGTATGCGCCAGGTAACCACGATCCGTCAGTTGGATATATGTTTGCGCGTCTATTGAAACGTGCCTACAGCAACCAGACAAACATCACTTGGGATATATCACTGAAGCATTACAAAGGCGCAATGTTAGGCCACAACTTCATTGGTGCTACTCATGGTGACAAGGGCAAGAACAACTACCTTGCAAAATACCTAGACGAGTTTGGTTTCATGTTGGGCACAGCACAGAATCGCGAACTGTTTACGGGTCATCTCCATTCAGAGATGAGCAAAGACCTAGGCGGATTCGTTCAGCGTCAAGTATCGACACGCAAGCCAACCGACAAATGGACTGATGACATTGGCGTGGTTGCTCACAAAACGTTTGAGCTGGTCGAATACAGCGATCATGATACCAGTGCCATTTACTATGTGTGAGGTGATTTCATGGCTCAAATGGTGATGACCAAGTTCGGATACATGTCGAAGGCTGAGGCCTCAATCATCGGGAAACTCGCAAAAGAGGAAGCTCAGAAGAAAGCTCAGGAAGACAAGAAAAAGCGCGGGAGGTGTGGTGATATGTGATGAAACTAAGCAAGCGGCAGAAAGCATTCGCTGATGCCTATCTTACCAACGGAGGCAACGCTACAGAGGCTGCGAGAGCCGCTGGATATTCCCCTAAGAACATTGGAGCAAACGCCGGTAAGACCCTAAAAACACCTAAAATTCAAGAGTACATCAAAAAGCGACTGCAGCCGATTGAACGCAAGGCTGATCTTGATGTTGAAAAGGCAATCATCCACTTGCTTGATATTGGCATGGGCCGTGAGATCACTGCCAGAAGCTCGACATACGACAACATTAAAAAGGCAATGCTAGAAGACACAACGATGAAGTATTCGCCGGGGCCTAAACAACAGGTTGAAGCACTTGAATTGTATTTGAAGTATAAGGGTATGCTCAGGAACTCAAGCAAGGAACTAGAAGATCAGCAGGTTGCCAAAACTAAGAATGACGTTCGCAAGTCTAAAGCTGAGGCTGAAATCATGGAAGCTAAGGCCAAGTTGCTTACTGATGCGGATTCGCAAGATAGGACGGTGATTGTCGATGACGTCCCAGAAGATGATTAAGTTAAGCAAGATGGTGCAACCACATTTTTATCCGTTTTGGCGGTCAAAGGCACCATATCTGATACTGAACGGCGGTCGTGGCTCGTTTAAGTCATCGACAGTTAGTCTGAAGCTACTCATGATGCTTAAAAGGCAAGCACAGCAAGGACATAAAGCCAATGTCATCATCATTCGAGAGAACACGGTTAACTTGCGTGATTCGGTTTACAGCCAGATCAGTTGGGCAATTGACATGCTCAAAATGACAGACGAGTTTGTGTTCAACGTATCGCCTATGCGCATAACGCATCGTGGAACTGGTAGCACATTCTACTTCTATGGCGGTGACAAGCCTGAAAAGCTGAAGTCTAACACCGTTCGTAACGTGACTGCTGTGTGGTATGAAGAAGCAGCCAACTTTAAGTCTGCTGAAGTGTTTGACCAAACTAATCCAACCTTCATTCGACAGAAATCACCATGGGTTGGTCAGGTTCAAGTCTTCTACACGTATAACCCACCGAAGAATCCATATGACTGGATCAATGAGTGGATTGATAGTGTTAGAGGAGACCCGGACTTCTTCATTGACACTTCAACTTATCTCGATGATGATCTTGGATTCACTGACGAACAGCAGCTTAGACTGATCGACAAGTATAAATCCAATGACTATGACTACTACAGGTGGCTTTATCTTGGCGAGATTGTCGGACTTGGCACCAACGTCTACAACATGGATCTGTTCCACCTGATTGATCATATTCCTGATGATGATCCCTTGATTTACCTATTTCTAGCAATGGATAGTGGGCATATATCGTCCGCTACAGCATTGCCAGTCGCTGCTGTTACCTCGAAGGGAAATGTAATCGTTCTTGACACCTACTACTACTCGCCAGCAAATCAATTGTTAAAGAAGCCACCAAGCCTCTTATCCAAGGAAATTCACGAATTCTTGGCTTCGGTAACCAAGAAATATCGCGGCGCTAAAGTCAAAAACATGACAATCGATTCTGCTGAAGGTGCCATGCGTAACCAGTATTACAGCGACTACCACGTTGCTTGGCATCCAGTACACAAGCTCAAAGAAGCCGATATGATCGACTACGTTCAAAGCCTGCTCGCACAAGGGCGGGTTTTTGTTTTAGACACTCCCAATAATAAAGTGTTCATGGAACAGCATCGGCAGTATCAATGGGATGAGAAGTCAATGGAGTCAGATGATCCCAAAGTCATCAAAGAAAACGACCATACAGTAGACGCATTCAAATACATGGTTCTTGACAATGCTCGAATTCTTGGGCTTAAACGCTAAGAAGGTGATGCTTTGAACTTAATCAATACAATCAAAAATCTATTCAGGAAAGGAGGCGCAGCATTGGGAGTTGTACAAAGCCTTGGGCAAATTACCGATCACCCAAAAATCAGTGTAGATCCAAAAGAGTATGACCGTATTGCACTAGATAAACGTTACTTTGAAGGCAGATTTCGTAAGATTGAGTTCAGAAACACGTACGGAGATCTTAAAAAGCGTCCTTATGTCACTTTAAACATGATGCAAGTTATCTGCCGACGGTTGGCCTCACTTTTATACAATGAGCAAAGCAAGATTACGATTGAAACTCGCCCCGAGAAAACTGACGAGTCCGGAAATACGGTCGATTATAAAGCTCCGGATGAAGCAGATACGTTTATTCATGAAGTTCTGGAAGACAATGACTTCAATAAGAACTTTGAGCGCTATCTTGAATCGTGCTTGGCACTTGGTGGCATTGCAATTCGGCCTTATGTTGACTACAGCACGAAGAAAATCAAGCTGGCATGGGTGCAGGCTCCTAGTTTCTACCCACTTCGGTCTAATACGAATGACGTTAGCAATGCAGCTATTGCAACGAGAACTGTAAGAACTGAAGGAAAGCAAACGGTGTATTATACGTTACTTGAGTTCCACGAATGGAGCGAAAACGAGTACACCATTACAAACGAGCTTTATAGGTCGGAGACCTCGGATACTGTTGGCATCAAGGTAGATTTATCCACGCTGTACCCCGACTTGCCACCGTTGGTTAATCTGGATACGTCTGTGTTTACGCGTCCGTTATTCGTTTATCTGAAGCCGGCCGGATTCAACAATCGAAATATTACCAGTCCATTGGGAATTGGCGTTTGCGACAATGCGCTGAACACTCTCAAACAGTTGAATGATGCATATGATCAATTCAATTGGGAAGTTAAGATGGGCCAGCGACGAGTAGCCGTTGCCGATAGTATGACGGAGATCACATTCGGGCGGGAAGGCCAGAAGGAACCTAAACAAGTTTTTGACCCCGATCAGAATGTCTTCCTGTCAGTCCAAGGTGGGGGCATGGACGATAAAACAGTGCAAGATTTAACGACCCCTATCAGATCGCAAGATTACGTGGCATCTTTAAACCACTTTCTTAAAACGCTTGAGATGCAAGTTGGCTTGTCTTCAGGTACGTTCTCGTTTGACACCGCCGGTAACATTCAAAACAAAACGGCAACCGAAGTTGTTAGCGAAAACAGTATGACGTACCAGACGCGTAACAGCCATCTGACAATGGTTGAACGTGCAGTACAAGAGCTGTGCGTTTCGATCTGTGAGCTTGCCAGTGGAACGGTCATTAATGGGTCAGCATTATACAGCGGGCCAATTCCAACGATTGACCAAGTGACTGTTGATTTTGACGATGGTGTATTTACTGACAAGTCTGCAAGCCTCGATTACTGGATCAAAGCCAATGCTGCGGGGCTCGTGCCAAAGCGTGTTGCCATCGCTAGAGCGCTTGATGTTCCAGATGAGGTGGCAGAACAGTATGCTGCCGAAGTTTCTCAGGAAAGCCCAGAGCCGGTTGCTCCTCAAGACAGCCAATCAGGTTTATTTGATGGAGACGGTGATAGCTAATGCCTAAAGTGACTCCGCATCAATTGACAATCGCACAGGCTTCTATTGGTGATATCTACGCATCGCTAGAACAAACGTTGTTCGAGATGTTCATTGACAGGCTAACCAGCCACGGAGCGTTTCCGCTTGACGAGGATCACATGCTCCAATGGCAAGCAGAGCAACTTAACAAGCTCCATTTGGTCAATGAAGCAATAATCAAGGAAGCAAGCAAAGCTACAGGAATTGCTCAAGCCAAACTAGTGGCCTTGTTCAAAGATTTCGGGATTGCGATTGCAAATGATGAATATAGTCGCTTGGCAAAGGATACCGGTAAGGATATTTCGCCGGGTACTGACGTCGATCAGTTGCTTAATGGCTATTTGAAGCAGACCTTCCTTGATCTCAACAACAACGTCAACCAGACGCTAATTACCACGAATTACGGCGCGAATGCCGCTATGCGTACTTATCAGCAGATTGTAAAAGAAACTACCGCACAAGTGATTACTGGGCTTAAAACGCCTGCTAGGGCCTTGGCCGACACCATCTATAAATGGCGAGATCAGGGCATTCAAACTGTGCTAACAGATAAAGGAACGCATGCTTGGTCACTTGAAAGCTATGCCCGAATGGTGATCACTAACACAAGCGGCAGAGCCTTTCAGGCAGTCAGAGATCAAGCTGCTGATGACTATGGCATTGATACGTTTGTTATGTCTAGCCACCCAGCTAGTCGCGCTGCATGTGCACCCATTCAAGGAAAGACAGTAACAACCCGCTATCAGTCGTTCCGATCTGAAATTAGTGGTGAGTGGTTCGAGTCACTTTTCAATCATGGCTATGGTGAGCCCGGTGGAACATTCGGAATTAATTGTCATCACCAAAAATGGGCTTATGTACCCGGCGCAAACACCAATAGTCAATCGCAATTTGATCCTAACGAAGCCATTCGTAATGGTAATGTGCAGGCCAAACAACGTGAATTAGAGCGAAGGGTGCGCAAGTACAAAGCCAATGCGGACCTAGCCAAAAAGTTGGGCGATGCAGATGGTCAGCAACATTACAAGCAATTAATCAGCAATAATCAAGCCGCACTGCGACAAATCGTCAAAGATCACGACTTCTTGTCTCGGGACTATTCAAGAGAAAAAGTGTTTTTGTAGGAGGATAAATGGAAAACTTCAAAGTTAACATTCTGGGAGTCGAATATAAGGTTCTTGTTAACCAGAACAGAAAGGACTATCCGCTTCTTGAAGAAGCAGATGGATTTACAGACTTTACCACAAAGAAAATAATCATTGAGAAGCTCAAAACGAGCCCACGCAATTGGGAAGATATGGATAGTTACTTTCGGCAGGTGCTTCGCCATGAGATTGTACATGCTTTTCTACATGAATCAGGGCTTGATAGCAATACAGACTGGGCCAGAAATGAAGAGATCGTTGATTGGATTGCAATTCAGTTTCCCAAGCTAAAAAAGACGTTCAAAGAGGCCAAGGAGGAAATGCAATGAAATATCGCAAGAAGCCGGTTGAAATTGAAGCTGTTCAGTTTGCTGACGATCCAGATACACTAATTAAGATCAATGATGGCCTTGGATTAGATCCGGTTAACGTTTCATATGAAGATCCGGATAACCCAGTTTTGAAGATTCCAACACTTGAAGGCGTTATGACCGCTCAAGTTGGTGATTACATCATCAAAGGTGTTCATGGCGAGTTCTATCCTTGCAAGCCTGACATTTTTGAAGAAACATACGAACCATCTGGACGTTCGGTAGATGGTAAATTGCTTGCCGAAAAATTGGCGGTGCCGATCAAACACGAGCTTGATAAACGATCTAGAGACGCACAACGCCGTAAAGGATTTTTATAAGTCGCAGCTAGCGGCTATTTTTATGCCACTCGACCTAAGCATGTCGTAAAACTGCTATTTGTTTTACCCAATTCGCGGTCGTACCGCGTCAAAAACACGTAAGGGAGAGATTGTATTGAAACGCGAAGAATTAAAAGGATTAGAGCTTTCAGACGAGCAAATCGAAAAGGTTATGGCACTCCATGGGGCCGATGTGAACGAACTGAAGGGCCAAGTCAGTCAACTGACGACAGAACGGGATGGGCTGAAACAGCGTGCATCCGACTCGGACAAGCAACTGAACGAGTTAAAGTCAGCCCACAAGGATGACAAGGACTTTCAGGCTGAGATCGACAAGCTCAAAGCCGACAATAAGGCGAAAGATGATGCGGCTTCTAAGCAGCTCAAAGAAACCCAGTTGAATTATCAGACTGAGCTTGATCTGGTGAAAGCAGGTGCATTGAATACCAAAGCGGCATCAGCCCTGATTGACAAGGACAAGCTTGGCTTGGACGATAAGGGCAATGTTACCGGATTAGATGAGCAGCTTGAAGCACTCAAGTCGGATGATAGTAGCAAGTTCTTGTTCAAGGCTGAAGAGGCACAGAAGCCAAATGACACACCACCAATTACAGTACCTGGTAACCCTAATCCAAACGCAAATGGCACTCTGAATCCAGCCACTGCCACCTATGAAGAGTTGGCGGTAAGCATGGCACACGAAGAATAAGAAAGGATGATTTAAATGGCTTTTCCAAATGCACAAACGACCGACAAGTCCGCAATGATTATTCCTGAGGTTATGGCTCAGATGATCGCGGCACGGCTTCCTAAGGCAATTACTTTTTCGCCTCTCGCAACGGTTGATAACACTCTTGTAGGTGTTCCCGGTGACACTATCACGGTTCCACATTGGAAGTATATCGGTGATGCTGTCGATTTTGCTGAAGGGGATAGCATTGACTACTCCAAAATGCAGAACGGCAAAACAACTTCGACGATCAAGCGAGCTGGCAAAGGGGTAGAAATCTCTGACTTTGCTGTTCAAGTAGGGCTTGGCGATCCAAAAACGGAAGCTGCTAACCAGCTGTCCATGGCCATTGGTTCTAAGGTCGATAACGATTGTGTCACAGCATTGCTGAATGCTCGTCTGACACTGACTCATGCGGCCCCTGATCTTGACTTGATCGACGCGATCGAAGCCGCTTTTGAAGACGACACTAGCGAGTTCAACACCGAAGGTTCTTCACCAGTGCGTGGTGTGCTTTACATGAACTTGAAGGACTACAACAAGCTCCGTAAGGCTGCAGCATCTGACTACACTCGGGCTACCGAACTCGGTGATCAAGTTCTGACAAGCGGCGTACTCGGTGAAATCTTTGGTTGGCAGCTTGCTACCTCCCGCAAGATTCCTGTTGGTACTTACTTGGCTGTTAAGGCTGGTGCTCTTGGCATCAACATGAAACGTGGTGTAGAAGTTGAGACCGCGCGTGATATTGACCACAAGACAACCAAGATCAATGTTGATGAATACTACGGCGTTTGGCTGAAAGACGATACCAAGGCACTTGTCGTTAATACTCCAGCAGCACCAGGCAAATTTGATCCAAACGGTAGCGTTAAGCCAACCGATGCTCAGACCGTTGATGAAATCAAGGCTTGGTTAACTGCCCACAAAATCGATTTAAGTGGAAAGACAGAAAAGTCTGATCTTTTAAAGTTAGTTCCAGCTAAATAGTCAACATTAGTCGCCATTGAAATGCACAATAGGGAAATCCCGGCGGCTTTGTGAGGTGATGATATGGCCTATGTAGATAAAGATGATTACATGCAGGCAATGCATATTACTGATGGAGATGTTCCTAAGAACTTCGATCAATTGGCAGATTTGGCCAGCGAATATCTAGATGAGCAAACACGCGATTTTTATCAAGGTAACGACCTTGCTAGTGACCCATGGCCACTTCGTGCAAGTAAGTTTAAGCGGGCGGTTATCCGTCAAATTGCTTACATGATTGATTCTGGTATCACCACAACAGAGCAAGCCATTAGTCAGCCTACGAGTGTTTCGAAGACAATTGGACGTACAACGGTGTCCAAGTCGTGGAATAATAGCCAGTCCTCAGCTGATGGCCATCAGCGCTCGGTTATCAGTGCTGATGCGCTGGCAGCTCTTAACGGCACCGGGTTGCTATACCGAGGTGTTGACTATGCTCGATGAGATCGATGACTTGATATCATACAACGATTCGGTCACGTTGTTCCGAGTTAACGGTAAAGATGACTGGCAGAAGCCTATTTACAGCGAACCGGTTGTCATTGGGCACGCTAGAATCGATCGCGGCACGGTATATTCGGGAACTAACAACGATCGGCAAATTGTTGCTAAAGCCGTCATTTACATTCGATGCGCTGGCAACTCAGACATGCCGTTGCTTGATGATAGTTGGCTGCAAGGGCAGGCCGAATTCGACAACCGCAAGTACACCATTACTACGGTCAACGTTTTAAAAGATACTGATACGCCTGAAATATGGGGGTACGAATTGGAGGTGCTGTGATGGGTGTCAAAGTAACAGTTGATGTTGATTTGATGAGTAAGCTTGGACCGAAAGCCCAAAACAAAGCTCTCATAGCTGCTTCTACTCAGCTCGATACAGAACTGACTGATTACAATACTGGCGTTGTACCTATGCTTCACGAAGATCTTCGCAAAACAGCAACACCAGACGGGTCGAATGTTGATTTTAATAGTGTTTATGCGGCAGCTCAGTTTAACGGTGGGTATACAAAAAAAGACGGCACCAAAGTAACTTTTCATCACTACACGACTGAGCGAACAGGCCCTCACTGGGACAAAATGATTGAAGACAACGATCAAAAGATGAGTCGAATTCGTGAGACCTATCTGAAGGGACTGAACCTATGAATGCTTTAAAAACGTTGACGGATGCAATTAACACGATTCCCGATATGCCACAGAGAGTCAGCATGGGCTTCCTTTCTGCTGATGAATCGCTTTCAATCTATCCGACAAAAAACGGGTCGGTGATTGATGAAGATTTCGCCGGCAATCAAGAAACTAGGCTGTATTACGAAGTTGCTATCCGTACCAAGGATCAGCAGTTGGGCAACACAATCATGTGGCTAGTCTCCGATTTTGTTAAGCACTTGAAGGAACTTCCGTCTGATGATTTCCACTTTGAAAAAATTGAAACCACGTCAGAACCCAGCATCACCCAAGCTGATTCACGTGGCTTTTTTGTATACACGGTTGATATCGCTATGAACGTAACAGCAAATAAATACGAGGAGTGATTTTTTATGGCAGAAAAAGAATTTAACTTGAACTTTAAAAACAAGTTTGAGATCGATACTACGGGTGGTAAAGACCCGTCGAATATCGTCAGTGCAACCTTTGTACCATTGGCGGCCGGCATCAATAACTTTACGCCGACTCTGAATGAAACAACGGCTAATGACGTCTATTACGACGGTGAAGGTTATGGTTCGACTGATGTTACAGGTAAACGTCTCCAGCTGGCTTATACAGGCCACCGTTTGGAAGGCGACCCAGCTCAGGACTATATCGCAAGTCACTTGCTTGACCTTGGCGACAAACTCAAGACTTTGGCACGTTGGACGCAAGCTGATGGTTCTACTGTTGTTGGGCTAGTTACTATTAGCAATATTGTTATTTCTGGCGGTGCTCCAGGTGCCAAGCAGACAATGTCATTCACTTTGGCATTCAACGGCAAGCCCGTTTATACTCCTGCGGGCCCAAAAGTGTAACGGTGTCTGGGGTATCCCTGACACCGACAACGGTGAGCATTAAAGTGAGAGAAACCACGGCATTAACGGCTAAAGTTAGCCCGGAAGATGCGACTGACAAGGCTGTTAGCTATGAATCCAGTAAAATATCGGTCGCTACTGTCAACGGTAGTGGCGTAGTAACTGGCGTTTCTGAAGGCTCTGCTACCATTACCGCAACAACACACGATGGCAGCAAAACCGCAAGCACGGCTGTAACAGTCACTGCCGCTTAAAAAGACAGGGTCGCCAAAGAAATCAACAGTATGGGTAAAGCCCAGGCGGCCATTAGGAGGAAATCATGAACAACGTAATTAATTTAGATGACGTACTAGCAACTAAGCAGGACTTTACCTATAAGGGTGAGACGTACACGTTCCGTTTCTCAGATAAAATGCAGCACGCTTTGAGTGATGCTTGGGTCAAGGCCAACGCATATGCTAAGCAGTTGACTAATGATGACAAGGAAAATGATGACATCGACAAAAAGCCGGTTGAAGATCAGCTTAATTTTGTACGTGAGGCTCTCAATAAAGAACATGAAATCGCCATGGACTTCTTTGTACAGACGATCGGCAAAGAAAAGGCCGATAAGCTTTACAGCGATTTAGATCAAAGCACCGACGGCCTCATGTTTGTCCTTGGCCTAGTCAAGCGGGCATCTGAAAAGGCAATTAAGGACGCTCAAGACGCTGAATATCCTGCATTTGACGGGAATGAGGACAATGATTAGCCTAACTCAACCGTTAGCGTGGTACTGGCAGTGTGAAGACCAGAAATATCGTGTGAATTTGGCGTTTGATAACGTTTTGCGATGGTTCGAACTGCTTGATCGTGAGGACAAGACCGATGCTCAAAAGGGCGTCATTGGTTGGCATATGTTCGTTAATGCTAATGGGGTCGCGCCAGAAGACCGGTTAAAGGCACTTCAGTGGATTAATCAGTATATCGGCCAGCAACCATATCATGACTCGGAAATGCAGCCAGAAACCGATGAAGAATCATCAGTAACAGGCGGAGCACAAGAGGAGTTTTTCTCTTACGTTCAAGATGCGCCTGCTATTTGGTCAAGCATACGAGCATTTTATGGCATCGACTTAGAAGACGAACTAGGAAAGCTACATTGGCACAAGTTCCGTGCTATGTTGGATGGCTTGCCGGGTTCGTCTTATTTCATGCGCATCATTGATATTCGGCAACGATCTCGTCAGGGACTTGAAGGCAAGGATTTGATTAACTTGGTTGATTTGCAGAATTACTACATCTTGGATAAGTACCGTAATGCAAAGCACTCCGCAGAGGCAGCTGATTTCTTTGCTGCATGGGCGTCCAGCGCAAACAAATAATGAAAGGGGGAACACACAATGGCAGCAGATGGAACGATCTCGATTGAAGTTGCTCTAAAGGACAAGGATCAGCTCATTAGTGATACCGAGCAAGCTGACAAAATACTAAATGACTTTGGTAGCCAAGCTGGCGATAAGATGGATAATGCCATCAAAGAGAACACAAATAAGGCTAAGCGGACTCTGGCTAGTTTTCCAAAAGAAGTCAAGACTGAGCTCATTGCAGAAGCAAAAGATGCCGGCATTAAGAATTTCAATACTATTTTGAAAAAGCTTCCTAAAGAACAGCGAGTTGAATTGCTGACCAAGGTAGAAGACGGCAAAGCTATTGATTTTGAGAAATTGATTAAGTCGCTACCTAAAGAAGTTAAGAGCGAAATCAAGGTCAAAGATGAAGCTACCGTTCCCCTTGAGAAGATTGAGAAGAAACAACAGGATATTCCGGGCAAAAAAGAAACCACTGTAAAGGCTAATGATCACGCATCTGCGCCTTTACGTCACATCAGCAATGAAGCAGACGATACTGGCCGGCATTTCAGAGGTTTACGGGATATTATAGCTGGCACCATGATCGGAAATTTGTTGAGCAACGGTTTCATAATGGCTCAAAGTACTATTACCGGTTTGATCGGTGATCTTAATGAAGCAAGTGCATCATGGCAGACATTTGATGCTAACATGCAGAACCTTAACATGCCTGATAAACAAATTGCTGCGACCAGGAAGGAACTGCAGGAGTATGCGCAGCAGACCATCTACTCTGCGTCTGACATGGCTACGACCTACAGCCAGTTAGCTGCGGTTGGTACTAAAAATACCGATATCTTGGTAAAAGGATTCGGCGGCTTAGCTGCTGCTTCGGCAGATCCTGCGCAGGCGATGAAAAGTCTGTCGCAGCAAGCGACTCAAATGGCTGCTAAACCAAAGGTTCAGTGGCAAGACTTTCAAATCATGCTCGAACAATCACCGGCTGGTATGGCTGCCGTGTCCCGAAAGATGGGCATGAGTACTTCTGAACTGATTGCTAAAATACAAGATGGCAAAGTCACAACAGGAGAGTTTTTTGACGCTATTGAGAAAGCGGGCAATGCACCGGGCTTTCAAAAGATGGCCACACAATACAAGACGGTTGGGCAAGCGGTTGACGGGCTCAAAGAAACGATTACTAACCGTTTGATAGGGGCATTTCAATCAGTATCCCAGTCTGGGATCAAAACCGTCAGCTTGCTTACTGATTCAATCAGTAATATCAATTTCGATAATTTGGCTAAAGGAATTACTAAACCGATTGATTATATTAACGCGCACTTCGATACCGTGACAGATATTGCAAAAAATATTTTTAAAATTGGCCAAATTATCGGTGGCACGATATTCAAAACTGCGTATGACGTTGTTATTGATATTGCCAAGGCTTTAGGGCTAGTAGATGATAAAAGCAATAAGGCTAAGGACCCTCTCAATAAGATTGATGGTATTTTGAAAAACATTGTTTCGCATAAAGACGATATCGAAAATCTAACCAAAGTTTGGTTGGCGTTCTTTGCCATCAAAAAAATTACCGGTTGGATTAAATCAGTAAACGAAGCTAGAAAAGCAATCATGGAGCTAGGCATTGCAACCAAGATATTTGGTGACGGTTCCGGTAGCGGAATCAGCCTGCCAAGTTTGGGAAGAAAGAGAGCAACCGGTACTGCAGTCGAAGACGCCGAAAGCGTGGCTGTTAATTCTAGCAAACGAGGCGGTTTATTCAGACGTATTTTCTCTGGTGGCACTGCCAAAGTTGGAGAGGACGCGCTTGAAGATTTAAGTGGCGCATCTAGTTTCACGTCCAAATTTTCAAAAGCCGCTGGAGCAGCCAAAGGATTAGCTGGAATTGGCACTGTCATTAGTATTATCTCCTCATTAGGAGAGTTGGCAGGGTCCACCAAGAAAACTATAGGTGGAAATGCCGGTAGTGCTGCTGGTGGTGCCCTCGGCACTTGGGCTGGTGGCGCTGCCGCAGGAGCCGCTGTTGGTACATTTGCAGGCCCTATAGGTACTGCTATTGGTGCTGGTTTGGGAGCTGCTGCTGGAGGTGTGGCCGGTTCTAGTGTTGGTAAGAAGATTGGCAAAGAGGTTCAAAAAGGCGATGAATCCACTTTCCATCCGAAACTTAGCAACGGTATGACAAAAGCAACCGAAAAGTTACATGGTGGCGTGAAGTCATTTGTAAAGTCCTATCAAGGTGACATGGATAAGATCATGGGCGACACTATCATGCTTGGGAGTGCCACTGGTAAACAGGCTGGCAAAATCGAAGCTGATATGACCAAAGCATATGCTCACATGTCTAAAAGTGTTGACGACTATTACAAGGGTAAGGAAAGCAAGTCCAAAAAAGACTTGGATTTGCTTGTCAAAAACGGTTCTATTACTCAAAAACAAGCTGACGAAGCTCTGGCTAAAGAGAAGAAGAACGATGCCTCTAAAGCCGCCCAAATGAAGAAATCATATGCTGACATGCAAAAGGAAAGCGAAAAGTACTTCAAGGATCGTAATGATACCGAGAGCAGGTACGAAAAGAAGAGTACCGATGCTGTCAACAAGATTTTGAAAGATCGTGCTGCTGAACGTGAAAAGCTTGTCAAAGCAGGCGCTACTAAGGAAGAGCTTGCCGGGTTTGACGCCACGACTGCGCGTAAAGTTGCGGCAGAGAAAAAGAAGCTCAAAGGCCAAGAGGATAAAGATCTTCAAAAGCTTCAGAGCAACCATCTTAAGACCATGAAGACTTTACAGTCGCAAGCGGATGCCAACACTTATCAAAGCTTAAAAGTGAGTGCGGGAAAAGAAAAGGACCTTTTGCAGAAACTGTCAGAAGACAAGCACAAGATGGGCCAGGCAGAACTAAAGGAAGTCATCTCTACTTCGGCAAAGCAGACTAATGCCATCGTTACTGCCGCTAACAAAACTTACAACGAGACAAAGGACGCTGCTAACAAGAAATACAAGGCAACGACTTCTGCCGCTGAAACGGAATATTATGTAAATCACTCTATCTCAAAGTCTCAGTATGAAAAGATCGTCGGAGATGCTACAAGGCAAAGAGACGATACAATCAGTGCGGCTAAGAAGCAACGTGACGACACTGTCAGCCATGCTAAAAAGCAACATGATGAAGTCGTTTCCGAAGCCACCAAACAAGCTGGAGAACACAAGAGTGCGGTAAACACCGAAACAGGTGATGTTAAGAGCACTTGGGATCGATTCTTAGATGGCGTTGCTGGTGTTTGGAACCACCTGATTGATGCATGGAATTGGGTAGGAAAACTTTGGGGCAAAAAGCCTTCTGGCCACTGGAAACGCTATGCAGCTGGTACTGGTGGTACACGAGAAGATCAGCTTGCCGTTGTTGGTGAAGAGGGATTTGAGTTGGCCCATCATCCTAGTCTTGGTATTTTTCCACTGGGCGTTCACGGTATGGAAACAACTTTCTTACCAGCCGGAACAAGCATTTTGCCTCACAACCAATCAGAAGAATTCTTAAAGATGACCAATGCATTGCCCCACCACGCTACCGGTATTTTTGGCACTATCTCTGATTTATTTGATGGTGCTAAGAAAATCGCTTCTGGAGTTGGTTCAGAGATTGCACATGCGTTCGGTAGTGCTATGAATTTCATTGATAAGGGTGTATCTGGCGCTTGGAGTTGGATTGAAGGCAAGACTGGAATTAAGAAACTTGCAAGCAATGATGGTCAAAAATGGTCGTCAATGCGGTCTGATTTTGGCGGCGGGACTCTTAAAGGAATTAAGGGCGGATTTTCAAACGTATTTACATCTCTATTCAAGAAAGCCAAAGAGGATGAAACGTCTGGTGGAAACTACAACCCAGAATTGATTTGGAAAGCCGCAAAAGAGATGGGATTGAGCCCATCGGGAAGCTTTATCCGCATGCTTCAGGCTACCATTCAGTCTGAAAGTGGTGGGCGCAACATTGTTCAACAAATCCACGATATTAACTCAGGCGGCAACGAAGCGCGAGGAATATTGCAATATACTCCTGGTACATTTATGCATTATGCGATGCCTGGGCATACTAATATCATGAGCCCTTACGACCAGTTGCTCGCATTTTTTAATAACTCAGATTGGCAAAATAGTATTGGTAACACCGTCATTTGGGGTCATGCGAAGACTGATTGGTTGCATTCTGGTCCTCAGGGCAGCCGACGCTTAGCCTATGGTGGAAGATTTGATAAAGCCACACCGGCTGTGGTCGGTGAGGACGGTACTGAGTATGTTGTCAATGTTACAAAAGATAATGCTGATCAGTTGCTCATGGCAGCGATAGCTGAACGTGCCAAGACTAGTTCTTCTAGTATCTTTGCCAAGGCACTTCAAGGATTTAAATCATCGCAGATTCAGGCAATTAATTCAGTTCCTGATGTTCAAAACGCTATCAACAGCTTTAGTACCGGCACAGCACAACCAAAAGTAATTAATGTTCAAACCGATGTATCACTGAATGGCAGGAGCATGGCCCGCGAAATGGCTCAACCGCTTCAAATAGAAATAGACAGAAAAAATCGCATTAAGTTTCGAAGAGAGGGGAGGATTTTTAATCCATGACGCTATCAATTACTTTCAATGGAACTAACATTTCGAAATGGCTTGATGGCATTCTGCTTGTCACTAGAAACGTTGGGCAAAATCGTGTTCCACAGCTTGACCAAGTTGGTCGCTCTGATGGAAAGATGTTCTCATATATTAGAGCAGATGAAGGCACTATCACGGTGACTGCTATCGTTCGAACTGATGTCAATAAAAAGCGCAGGCTTCTTGCAGATGCCCTGACTACTTCAACACCAGCTAAACTTATTTTCGCTGATGAGCCAGATATATATTACAATGCCATTTCAACTGGACAGATTACTTTAGACGAGGCCTATCTTCACAATACGCTGACCATAACGTTCACTGTCCCCGATGGTATCGCGCACTCGGTAGCCACGAAGACGGCTGACAACATGCCATACAAGGACGCGCCTGTTAATCTCGTCACCGGTTCTGGTGGTACGTTCACGGGATGGAGTGGATATACTAGTATTGCAAGTTGGTTTGTGGATACAATGGCATTTGCTCCAAATCCTTCTAGCGCTGTTCTAGCTGCTCAATCATTCACTGATAATTCAAGCTCAACAGTCTATACATTTAGTTTTTTGGCAAAGGCAGATACTGCTGGCGACAAAGCACATTGCGAACTTTTTGGCTCGGCGAGTGTATCTGATTTTACGTTAACAACAAGCTGGCAAACATTCACTGCTAAGCTAACGTATACAACAATGAGACGTGTTTATGTTGGAGCTGCAAAAGGAAACAAAGGTAGCATTTACATCGCACGGCCAAAGCTAGAAATAGGCACCACTGCTTCACCATGGTCGCCTAACCCAGCTGATCCTGAATACTATTCCGACACCATTACGGTGCCTAATGCTGGGACTTATCCATCTGAACCAGTTATCACGGCTACTATCAACGGTGATGACGGCGTGTTAACTGCTATTAATGATCAGGGCAGTGTGCTACAGTTTGGCTCTCCCGATGAGACTGATGGCTTTGTGAGGCAAAAGTCTGAACGCGTTTATCATCTCGATTTCAATCAGACACCGATAGGGGTAACACTCAATAATGGGGTTACGGCTTTTCCTTACTATGAGCATGGCAATGATGCCAACGTACAGTCGGGACCGTTTGGATATGCAAATGGTATTGCCTACCCGTCCACTGAACGAACCGCTTCCAATTACTGGAATGGGCCTTCAATGAGCGGCACCATTCCGAAAAATTCGAATGGCTCCAACACGGCTAATTTTCAGTTTGTCAATCGTGTCAACGTTGGGACGAATGCCGCAGAAGTGGGCCGCTTCGAGTTCAATTTGACGTATCAAGGCAAGATTGTCGCCTCTCTTGCGCTGTTTGACGATAGTGCTTCAAATGACCAGTGGGTTTTCTCCGGCACAGTCTATGATGGCAGCCAAGCACAGATGATATTTTGGGACTTGCTGCCACGCAATTACTATCGTGACGGCAACTATAATGCCGTTATCACAAAAATGGGTGATCAGTTAACCTTCCGTTTGGATCGTCTTGATTTAGGCGATGGCGGCATTGAGACACGGATAATATCAGGCTTCTCTAGTGTGCCAATTGATGGCTGGACAGCATGGTTCCCGGGATTCTCCGATCAACGTGGTTGGTCAATTAACTGGCAAGACAGCTACTTTGAGTGGATTAACGTTGATTACTGGGACGACATTCCTAACCGCTTCAAAGACGGGGACGTTGTGAAAATTGATGTTGCTAATCGGCGTGTTCTTGTCAATGGCGCAGAAGATCGGACACTGCAAACAATCGGCAATGATTGGGGCGGCTTCAAGATTCAGCCCGGAAATAACACCATTGAATTGCTCACATCAAGCTGGGCAAAGCAGTGTGAGGCTGAAGTATATTGGCAGGAGGCGTTTGTATAAATGTAATTTTACTTTACAGACAGATCGTTTCATCTGCTAGGGATTGCAACTGCTGGCGGTGGTGGCACAATCCACATTGTCGATGATACTGATGATCAGCTTATCTCAGCAGGTGCTCGCACCTATTCAGGAACCATTCTGTTCACCCCTGAACTGTCTTCTAAGGTTCAAACGATGGCAGCACGTGGCAATTACTTTTTGTATATGGATGAGCGAAATAAGGCAGTCTTTATGACAATTATGGAATCAAGTCATGATCCACTTGCTGGTGAGGAGACATTCACTGCTGAAGATGCTGGTATTGATTTGATTAACGAAACCGTTGGCCCCTATAAAGCTCAACAAGCAATGGGTATCGCCGACTATATTAGCCTATTCACGAATGACTCGGGTTTTGAAATCGGTCTTAACGAGATCCCTGATTTGAAGCGAACGCTTGAATGGACTGGCGAGTCTGACACCACTTTAAATCGTATTCTATCTGTTGCGACTCAGTTTGATAATGCTGAACTAGACTTTAGCTTCGATGTGTCAGGGACAACGGTTGTGCGCCGCTTAATCAACATTCATAAGCGCATAGGTGCTGATAGAAACATCACGCTGTATGTTGATAAAGACATCAATAAAATTGTGACATCAGGCAGTATTTATGATCTTTATACGGCCGTTACACCGACAGGTGGCACACCTGAAAGCAAAGATGGCGAGACCACTGATCAACAGCCAATCACACTTGAAGGTTATCAGTGGACAGATACCGATGGTCGTTACGTGTTAACGAAAGAAGGCGTTTTGCTAGATCCGGTAGCCAACCAAACATGGAGCAGACTTTTAGCTAAGGGTGGTGCGCCGAGTGTCAATGCAGCGTATATCAATCGTGTTGTCACTTATACGGCTACTTCGCAAGCGACTTTGCTTCAATCTGCACTCTCTGATCTTAAGACTCACAATCATGAAGCAGTCAATTACGAGACCGACATTGCTGTGCTGCCACAAAACATCAACATTGGTGACACAATTCATTTAGCTGACGAGGATGAACACTTGTATCTGTCGGCTCGCTTGCTCGAGCTAAAATCAAGCTATTCGATGGATACACACACAGCAACATTGGGAGACTACCTTATTGAACATGATCAGGTAGCAGCCCAATATCGGCAACTTGCTGAACAAATCAAGAATTTGCCTAAAACAATCCAATTCTATCCGTGGCTTCGCTACGCTGATGATGACAAAGGCACCAACATGTCAGCGTTGCCTGCCGGTAAGAAATACATGGCAACTGTTTGGTCGAATAAGACATCTGTTCCTAGTGATGATCCGGCTGATTACGCTGGCAAGTGGGCATTGATTCAGGGACCAAAAGGTGACGATGGTGTGGGTGTCCCGGGCCCTAAGGGAGCCGATGGCAAAACTAGCTACTTTCATACAGCCTATGCTAACAGCATTGATGGAAGTCAAGGATTTTCAACCACAGATGGCAATGGTAAGTCTTATTTCGGCCAATATGTTGACCAGACCCAAGCGGATAGTACCGACCCAACTAAATACTCATGGGCATTGTTCAAAGGTACTGATGGTCGTGACGGCAAAGATGGTAGCGATAATGTGCCAGTCATTACTGTTGGTGCAGCGTATCCATCAGGTCCCAAAAAGGGGGATATGCATTGGCTGACTGATAACAGCGGTGTTGTAACGGGCTATTATACCTATGATGGGACTAAATGGAACCCTTATAAAATCGACGCTAAGATTCTTTCGGCAGAAACATTTAACGGCATGACCTTCAACGGGGTTACATTTACCGGGTCTAAGTTCATTTCTTCATTTAAAGGTGTCAAACCCGATGGCGTTGCTGACTATACCGTCCATGGGACAACCACAATGGCCGATGGCAAGATCGTCACAGATACGTATTCGGATACTGACAGCAGTCAGGTGACGCATACCGAACTCAGCCAATTTGGCTTGCTAAGTCAAATTTATAACAAAGGTACACTGATGGATAGTGCGCAACTATCGTTAGGCATGTTAACGCTAAGCGGCAACTATCAAACTGCCAGTAACAAACCGTTAGAGTGGATCTCTAGTAGCTTAGACGCCTTAAGAGTCTTGCAATTAACAAACAATAACTTACTTGTTTGGCATGGTGCTTTTTATCCATCTCAGGCTGATACTGCGACAATATCGACGCCACTCTCAAAAACATTATCCGGATGGCTAATTGCTTGGAGCTATTACCAAAACGGAGCACCGACGTATAACAACTATGCGTTCACTCTGCTTCCCAAGGCCGCATTGATCTACAACACGACTGGTGCTAACTATTTACGAGTTACCTTCACGATGAAAAACGTTGGGACCATCTTCAAAGTTATATGGTATGACGATACACACATTATTGGTTCTGATGAAAACAAGGGCGGATCGCTTGCACAAGCGGTTATGACTGAGGTATACGCAGTTTAGGAGGCTGTTATGGAAGCTGACAAAGTAAAAGCAATTTTTAGCACTGATGAAGATGGCTATATCACTGGCTACCAGCAGGAGTTTTGGGACGGCAGTCAGTGGCAAACGCCATTCGATGATGAGAAAGCCATTCTGATTGCACCGGAAGAACTGAAAAAGATTGCCATTGGCGCCTCAAAGCTGGCTGATGACGGTACTGTTGTAATAGATACCGATAAGCAAGCGGCGCTAGAAAAAGCGGCTAATCAAGTGACACCGACCGGAGAACAGATGCTACTCGCAAATTTAACTCTTGAAGTAGCACAGCTGAAGGCGGCGAAATCAAGTGACTAATTATGATCAGTGTGCACTACTTTACAGTTGGGGAATTGATTTAACACCTTATGTACCGGTAATGATTACCCCAGATCAATACAAGCAAATTACAGGCAGTGACTATGTCGCCAGCAAAAGCTAGCGGCTATTTTTGTGGAATGGAAGTGAGAAAGTGACATTTTTTGGATACACGATTGGTGACTGGGCAGAGGTTATATCAATCATAGGGGTGGGTGTAAGTGCGGGCAGCTGGCTGTTCAAAAAGATTGCCCTAGATCCGTTGCGTTCAGACATTCAAATGTTGTCAGATACGATTAATCGTCAGCTCGAGCTGCACGAACAGTCGTTGGCAGACTTGAATGCTCATCTGAAAACACACGATGACGAGCTTGGCAGTCACTCGGTTAGGATTACTCGATTGGAAGATCACGTAGGCATTAAAGGAGAAGATAACCATGAAGATTAATTGGAAAGTACGAGTATTAAGCGTCAAATTCTGGCTGGCATTAGTGCCGGCAGCTTTGTTGGTTGTACAAACAGCGGCAGCGGTTTTCGGTTACAACTGGGATTTTGCCAACTTGGGCAAGGAGCTCACCGCAGTGATCAATGCAGTATTTGCACTGTTGACCATTGTGGGGGTTGCCGTTGACCCAACCACAGAGGGCGTCAGCGACAGCCAACAGGCGTTAGCTTACCCGGCACTCATTACCACCAAGGCAGCTAAGATCAAGTCCTTAGAGGACCAGATTAAGGCACTGCAAGCGGATAAAGAGGCTGACCAGGTAACTGCTGCTAGTGAAGTGGTTCCAGAGACGTCTTCTGCAGCACCGGCGGAGTCAGCTCCGGCATCTGTTGCTCCACAGCAATAAGGAGGAAACCATGAAACTAAAAACTAAACTAATTACCTTGGTAGTCGTCTTCTTGGCGGCTATTTCTTTTGCCCTGCCATCGCAGGTCAATGCGGCCAAGGGTGATCAGGGCCCGGATTGGGCGAAGTATCAGGGAGCAAGTGGACGATATGGAACAGATCAAGACAAGTTCGTCATAGCTCAGATTGGCGGAACTTACGGTGGTACGTACATCGATCAGTGGACGTATGATAGCCAAATTGCTAGTGCCAAGGCGGCAGGAAAACGTGTGCATAGCTACATCTGGTATGGTGTTGGTGCAAGTAGCCAGTTGGGATTAG